TTTGCCAATAGAGGCTGTGAAAGGTGTTTCTTCACGAGTAATCATCGTGATGAAGTTTGCCAAGTCTTCACGCTGAGATACGTCTGCGTTATTACGACCTGATGTTACGTCCGCCTGAGCGCGACCTGTGGATACACCACGACCTGCAACAATTGCCATTTTTATTATTCTCCGATATAAGAAATATTATTAATTACCTAAAGATCGGGAAGCAAGTTGTTTAAGGAACGCCATTTGATCATCAGAATTTGCATCTTCTTTAAATGCTCTTGCCTTAATCATGGCGTCTTGATCAGCTTTCTTTTTAACAGAACTCTTTTCTTTCTTTACTGGAATTTGTTTAGCAGGCGTAGACTTGCGTTTTGCTTGTCCTTTACTTAAACCTTGTTTAAGAATACGATAATCATTAACAAATTTAACCATAACAGGATCGACAACTGTGTCAATAAACTCTTCTGGAATTCCTTCGTCTAGTGCAAACTGACGAATCTCTCCAGCTACTTCTTCGTTAAATCCTGGTACATAATCGTTAATACTGGTATTAAAAAATTCTAAAGCTTCATTCCACTGTTGTTCATAAACAGCACCCTGTTGCTCTTCCATTTGAGAAATAATACCTTCACGTTTCTTACGTGCATTCCAATAATTAGATTGAGCTTGTTCACGCTGATCTTTAAGTTCAGACAATTCGTATGTATCACCATTATTACGAGCTTCTTGAATTTTAGTCTCGATATCATGATACTGTTTAGCGAATTGTTGTTCTTCAGAAAGTAGAACTGCTGCACTAGCTTGACCAATTTTATTAATCTCAGCTAATTGTGTTTCTCGTTCTGCTTCTAGTTCCTTACGTGCTTCACCTAACTCACGACCCTTGTTAGAAAGAGATTTTTCAGTAGAGTAACCTTTAATAAGATCACTAAAAGATACAGGTACTTCTTCCCCGTCAATTTTGACGATAACCTGTGCATCTAAGTCTAAATCTTCTAAATCATAAACAGTAGCGTCTTGGGTAGCCGTAGCATCCTCATCTTCTGTTTCTTCATCTTCGTATTCAGCTTCTTCTTCATCTCCATTAACGACTTCATCAGATTCTTCTGGGTCTTCTTCATCTGATTCAGACGGGCCAACTTCAGGGATCTCTTCATCGGGTAGCGATTCTTCAATAAATTGTGATTGTTGAAGAACGGCATCCAAGAGTTCTTGTTCTGTTGGGCCATTGTTTGCTTCAGCAGGAATGTCATCCGTGGGTAGAGATTCGTTTGCAGTAGCCATAATTTATTGTCCTCAGTTATTTGATTTTGCTGGGCGACCAACAGTCTTCTTAGGTGCTTCTTCTACAGGAGCCGCCTTAGGTACTGGTGGTTTAATTGCTTCAGCATACCGATCCTTTAGTGAAAATAGTTTTACTAAAGTATCTGCATTTACTTTTGCTTTTCCTGGACTACGCATTGCATCGTATTCCAAGAGATTAATCATTGTATCTAAATTTTCTGATAATTTTTTATAATCAATGTCACGCATTGTTGTCCTCCATAAACTTGATATTTTTACCTAGCATTTCATATTCTACTAACTTAGTCCGTACATCCCCTAAAGCTAAAGCTGAGTTATAAATAAATTCTCTAGTCTTAGATTCATGTGGATCAGTTTTAAGCCAGTGCATAAAATATGTTACTAGTAGTTCTCCATATGCATCGTCAAAAAACTCTTGCCTTTCTCTAGAGGCAAACTCTGATTTAACAAGAGCTTCTTTTGCAATCATATCGGGATGAACTTTATTACCCAGACTCTTCTCGCCTGCCTTTCGGTATTTTTCCATTATTGTCCTTGATTCATAATCTGTTCTGTCATAGCTATAACTTCATTGAAGTCTGGATGAGGTGGAATTTCTGCTCCTTCCTTAACCGCTTTAATAGCCATATCAGCCCATTCTTGATAATGTCGGTCAATAGCAATAGCCATTTGTCTACTGTTATCATCCATCGTATTTTTAGCTTGTGCTTGAGTGTAGCCAACATTTGCTTGCTGTAGTTGTACATCTGCTTGTGCTTTAGCAAGTTCAAGTTGTTTAGCTTGTTCAGCTTCTTGAGCTTTCTTTTGCATTTCTTCAGCAGCTTTTTGTTTAAACTCATCAGTAGTATAATCTTGGAAGAAATCATTTGAGTCAAGACCCATAGCTTCTACCAAGTGATTAGCAACTACAGCAGCACTTTCAGGCTTGACTAGCATACCTGCGCCCTGCTGTTGTAAACCTGGAATTACTTCCATACCAACTGATTTAAGTTTTTGAATCTTATTAAGATTAGAGTTTTCACCGATATCTACAAAGATTTCACATTCAAGATGATAGGGTAAATCTGACGGATTAATATCTGCAAACTTACCTGCAACATTACAACTTACTCTTTGAGTCATACACTTACGCATCGTTTGATAAATACCAAGACATAGACGTTTAAATCCAGTCTCAGCAAATCTACGGGCAATCTGTTGAATACGCTTTTGTGAAGCCGACTGTACAGCCGCTAACTTCTGTTCTGAATTACCAGAAACATATAACGTATCGTTAAGACCTTGAGCAGCCTTAGACATACCTGTAGCTTGTTCTTTAATTATTTGTAAGTGTTGTAACAAAGGAACTGTACTTTGACTAATAGCCTCTGGGACCATAGCTGATACAGCAGCAGCAGGATTACCATTAGTAGGGATAATCTGCTTAGGCTTCATATTTTGAAGCGCACTAAAGTCTACTACATTTGGATCTGCAAGCTTTGGAGAATAGTTAGTTAAATAAGTATTCTCAACAAATCCCCGCAGAATTGCAGTAGAGGCTAGGGTGGACGAACGCGTAAAGTCAGCGATGGATAAGCCGTAAAACTCGAACGGAATATTGATGGGAGACAATGAAGCAAGCGGTATCATATCAACATCTTCTTCTAACAGGATATGAGTTCCTGCTAGAATAAATCGCTTCAGCTCTGCAATACCATCCCCGTCTCTATCGACTTTCATCCAACACTCGGTTACCGTAACTTCACGGTTCGCCTCAAGTGGTGTCACGTCATGAGAGGCAGAACCCTGCCAATACTCTTGACCTGTAACAAGCTTTCGAGCAGCAACATCTTCACTATAACGTGTGTTACCACTCCAATACTGATTAGTACCAATCTCATTCCAGTCATCTTCTGAAAGATTCTCAGACATTTCTGGCCACATCTTACGTACTTCACTTCGAGTAAACGAAGTTTGGATGCCTACAAATTCTGCATGATCAATAGCAGTAGCATCACGAGAAATACGAAAGTTTTCTGGTGGAATAAGATCTAACTTAACTTTTGATTTGTTTACCTTACGGCGTAGACGTACATCTACATAGACAAACTCTGTATTTCCTTCTAAGGAAATTTCATTTTCAAAATTAAGTTCACCAACAATTTCAATATTATCTTCAGACAATAATTCGTCTAATTTTGTTTGAGTAATTTTTTCATACTCTTCGAAAACATATTCATAGTCTTCGACATAATCCCAACGGATAATACCATTCTTCCAAAGCAATGCACATTTCATCCATGCTTCAAGAATTTCCCATCCACTGTTCTGCTTAAACAAACAATAGTTAACTAGTAAAGAAGCATCCTTGGCTGTTTTAAAAGCACCCGGAGTATCATTGTAAGGTACAAATCTAGCTAAACGTTGGTTGTTTAAAAATAAATCAGATAGAATAGCGGCATACGCTTCTACTGTCTCGGTAGTAGATGTATCTACAATACTAGATACACCTTGAGGTGCTAAGTGACCCGCTGAAACTCCAGCATATTCATATGTAGACTTGAGTCGTTCATATGTTAAATCTGAAGAGTTTAGCCAATCACCAATAGAATTTTGTACTCCTGATTCAATTAGATTAACTAACTGGTCATCAGTAACTTTTTGTTTATAACCATAATAAGAGGCCACTATTTATAACCTCCTTTAGTAGGCACTCTTCTTATTCCTGATCTACCTAAATCCTCTACAGTATAAGTACCTGGCTTTGGCATAGTTGGCTTTGGCGGAGGTTTTTGAGGATCAGCAGGTTTTGAAGTACCTAATGGTGTAATTTGTTTAAATCGAGACATACTATCTACCTATCTATCTATTTAAAGTTGTCCGGTTCTCTACCCCTGCCGGACGCAGGTGAGGACATAGTAGAAATCTTGTTACTCCGAATTATTCTTGGAGTTTTCTTGTTCTAGCCTCTTCAATTCTGCCTGGAATTCTTCATCAGACAGATCTTTGAGATCAATATTAGTTTGTGTAACTTGTTGAGAAGCTAGCTTTGGAGTTTCATACTGGGCAATTTTTTCAGCATACTGCCCTGCCAACTCAAAGTCTTCATCATGAATAGCTTTCTTCATGAGAAATTTAAGGACATCAAGACCTTTAATATCATCTCCGCCAATTTCTAGACCCGCTTTATCGAAGTCTTTCCAGAAGGCTTTCAGTCCTATAATACGCTCTTTATTCCTCTTACGTGCTTCAACAGACCTCCTTTGATATTCTTTAGCTTTGTTACTATCAGTAATCATCTTTAGGTTATCACCACCCGGATGATCTTTTAGTCTTTCTTTAGCCGCATCAATCTTGGCATTATCTACAGCCATATTGTAGAATCCTCCATATAACTATTGGTTTTATCTCGCCAAGAAACAGTATCAGACGTTAATCTATCACTATGGGTTCTTAATACTTCCATAGCAATTGCTATAGCCATAATGGTATCATCATGAGAACCCGATAGGGCTTCAGTCTTACCATTATCATTAGCAATATAATCTTTTAATTCTTGGATAATAATTTCTGATGGAACATCTATATCTAGATCTTCTACCAACCTTTTTAAATATCCTATAATCCTAGGCTTACTAGCAGCAGTAGTACGGAACCCTAATCGAGTAGTATCTTTAGTTCTCATAGATGCTACTTTAGTTTCATAATATAAATTAAGATAAGACATTTGCATTAGACGATCTAATGTTGTATTACCTATACTATTACTTTCTACAGCTAATAGAGCATTATTGTAGTATCTACCTAAATAAAATAAAATATCCCCAAATGTACCTGGGTCCATAATATTAGTTCGATACATAGCACATAGTTGACGCTCAGGATTAAATACAGTAGCTATAGAATAATCTTGATTAGTACCTAAAGATACATCAGCCCCTATAACATATTTAGCATCAAACGTAGGGGGTATCCATACTTGTAACTCCCCTTCCCTATTATCGTCCCAAGATCCAAATTCATCATTAAATCTTAAACGTTTACGGGGTGCTTTAGGAAGCATATCATTAACTATTTCAGTACTAAAGACATTAGATCCAGATACAATAAAGGCTTCATCAGGTTCTGCAGGATATTCTTGTTGGAATTTCCTAGCCCCCGATTCTTCAATCTTAAATCGTCTCCAGTATAATTGAGCATCATCTAAGTTATATTTCTCAATTAACTTCTTTTCTTCCTCAGTGTATTCTAGTTCACCGGGAGGAGTTAATCTATATTCTTCAGTAAGAAACCAAGGAACAAATACAGGGATATAACCATTCTTTCCTTCTACTGCTCCTTTCCAGAGCCTATAGAATTCCCCAGAAGCTCCGTTTGCAGTTGATTCAAGGATAACCTCTGTGTTATCAGCTTGGGATATCCCTTGGAATAAACCCGCAAGAATCTTTTCATCATGTTGCCAAAATGCAACTTCTGATAAGTGAGCAATTGTAGGCGTAGTTCCCCTACCTGCCTCGGGTGAGCCAGCAGTATATAATCTATAACCTGCATTGTTATGTTCAAACTGGATTTCTTTAGCATTCGACCTACTATAGGAAGGTCTAATATCATCATCCATATATTGAATAAGGTTCTTAGACATAGCAAACAAAGCATCCGAAGTAGGGCTATCGTGAGCCATAACGACTGATCTAGTGTAAGCATTATAATAAGTCTTCCAAAATACTCTAGCAGCACAATAAGTAGAAATACCTTGTTGTCGAGCCTTGAGAATAATAGCTCTTACCTTTCCGGTATCCTTTAATTGTTGCTCTAGTTGTTCATTAATAACCTTCTGAGCATCATTAAACTCAAAAGGTACAAATCCTTTAGAAGACTCTTTTGTAATAATCTTAATATGCTCTTTAGCAAAGTCTTCGAAATTATCTTTGTAATATTCTTGTTTCTCTCGTCTTTTCTTTTCTTTAAGTAATTCAAGTTTTTGTCGATTGTTTAATCCCATGCAGCCCTCTGCTAACTTCTTGATATCGCTGGGTTTTTTCCTTAACCATGCTTCTAATAAGTTATTGAAAAATAAAGAGTTTTAAAATATTGTGATTTTTATTTTGGTGGCCCCCTTGGAAAATTTTGGGGACTCCTCTGTGTGTGTTTAAAAATGAATCCTACGTTCCTACTTCC